AGTGAATTGAAAAGCGTGAAAATAGAAGGATCCACATTCCAAGGATATATGTATAAGCACTCAGTTGCAACATTTTACGGTATGTGTGGTTCTCCTTATGTAGTTAATACCAAAGGTACTGTTATACTCGGGATACATTCAGGTGGATGTGGAGAATGGGGCTTTTGTCATGCAGTGGAAAGGAAACAGCTCTTGGAAGGCATTGAAGCTCTGACAGTGGAGCCTCGTGTAACCTTTGAAGGCAACTTAACAAGTCCGCAATATGAATATGACTTCGATCAGCCGGCTTTGATGCATGAGGGAGAGAAGGAGGATGATATTCCACCAGATCACCCTCTAAAATTCCTAGATGCTAATGAACCATGTGTATTGGAAATATATGGACCTCATAATCGAGGAAGACGTTCTCTTCGTTCGAATGTTAAAGTCACACCTATTAGTCAGTCAGTTGAGGATATAATGGGGTTACCTCGTATACATGGAAAGCCAAAGCATATCTCCACATGGAGGCCATGGCAACAGAACTTGGTTGATGTAGCCCAGCCAAAAAATATGTTGGATCCAGATATACTCAGGCGAGCAGGTGAATCGCTAGCTCAACGAATGATTAAAAAGATTGATGAGCTTGATTGCAAACACTATTTGCATCCATGGGATTTTGATAGCTGTGTCAATGGTGTCGATATGGTCAATGGAGCAGACAGGTTGTGTGTTGCTACAAGCGCAGGTCTACCTATATGTAAGCCCAAACGTGTATTGGCGGAAGGCCATGCATTGGTCGATGAATATGGAACTATCGTTGAGTTACGATTAACACCTGAAGTGAAAATTCAGGTAGATGATCTGATTACAAAGGCATTGAAGGGAGAACGTATGTACGTCCTGTATCAGGCCCATGTAAAAGATGAAGCGACCAAGTTGACTAAGGACAAGTTGCGAGTATTTGCAGGTACACAGCTTGCTTTTCTCATAGTATGTAAAATGTACTTAGGAGGCTTGAATCGAATGTTTCAAAATCATTGGGATCAGTTCGAATGCTGTATCAGTGCCAATTGCTATAATGCTGACTGGACGCGTCTGTACAAATCCGTCTTTAGAGATGATCGTCTTGATAGATGTGTAGCAGGTGATTATGTTCACTGGGATAAAAGTCAGACACCTCAATTGACTCTGACAGCTGGCAAAGTGCATTTAGCATGCTTGAGGCATTCTGGCAATTACGATGAAGATGATTTACGGATTGCTGAAGCACTATACACTGAATTTGCCTATCCGATTTATGAATGGGACGGCGTGTATTTTCAAGCATATGGATCGCTTCCATCGGGTGTGTTTGCTACAGTAATGATCAGTAATGCTAACAATTCTATATTGTTCAGGTATACATATTTGCAGGGTGCCCCACTGGGTGAGGAGAATAACTACGATAAATATATATCGGCCAATTTCATGGGTGATGACAATTTAGCTAGTGTTGCGCCAGAGTGTACCTGGTGGGATGCAAAAACATCGGGATCATCTTGCCAAAGCAGGCATTACTTATACTTCTGCTGATAAAGTAAGCGAGTTGACGAGATTTGTGTCCATTGACGAGGTTACATATTTGAAGAGGCGTTTTGTATGGAGCGATGAAGTCCAGCAATATTTAGCCCCCTTGGAAGAAGCCTCAATTGCCAAATCTTTGCATTGTTATATGAAAAGAAAGAACTGCACTGATCCTATTGAAGGAATTTGTGGCAATGCGATGGATTCAGCTCTACGTGAATATATGCGACATGGTAAAGAAGTCTATGAAAGACGGAAAGAACAGCTTCAGAAAATAGCTGATGTTCATGATATCCATCAATATTTGGCACTTTCTTTTAAAGGTAATTTGCCTAGTTATGAAACAATGCTTTCATTTTATTTGAATGGCGAGCCTACAACCGAGGTTATGCCTGATGTCGAACTTTTATATAATTAGTACGTGTTGTTAATTTTATATATTATGTGTTATTTATATTTATATTTATATTTATGTTATTTATTTATTTATATGTGTTTGTATTAGATAATTATGTTGTTAACTAATAGTGTAGTTGTGACATGTACGTTGTAAGTACCTTCATCCACAATGCAATTTTCAAATAAAGAGGAAAGTACTACTATAACGTCACATGAAGGTTTGGGGCAATGTGCCCTTGCACCGCTGGCAGGTGCGGTAGGAAATATGCCAGAACTAAAATTCCAATCGACCGAGGAACGATTGGGAGTAGTTTTTAAAGACAATTCCTCAACTAGTGTATCACAAACGGTTT